TCGGTGCGCTTATCTCGCTCTTGCGTCGTGAACGATGCGTCGGGCTCAAGAGAACCAGGAGTGCGCAGCAATTTGGCTGATCGCTCGGGCTCCGCAACGGAGATTATGCCGCCCTCCAGATCAAGCAAGGCGCTGGCAATGTCCTTGGGATCAATGCCAAGAGTGCCCAAGGCCGAGCCAAGAGCGGCGCCAGCCCCCCTGCGGTTCTCAGGACTTGCCTGCAAATAGGATGCCACAAGGGCGCCGATCTCCGACCTTGTTTTGTTGGTAAGCTCAAGGCCGGCCGTTTCCGCTTTTGTCTTCCCGGTCTTTGCCTCAACCTCGGACGTTTCCGCCTTAACCTTGCCGGTTTCTGCGTTTGTCTTGACGGTGTCGGCCTCGTTCTTGCCGGCGGTGGTTTCGTACACCCTGCGGCGAGCTGGGATAAGGCCGCGCTCGGCAACCTCCGAATTGATCTTCTCGTTCAGGTAATCGCTTTGCGCCTGGATCTGGCGCCCCTCGGCCCTTGCCTTGGGGTTCAAACCAAAGATGTTGGCCGTGTTGTTGAAGGTCTCGGGGATCCAGTCGTATTTGCCCATAAATTATCGCCCTGCGGTAAGCAGCCTGTAGTATTCGTTTGGATCCATCAGCCTGGAACTCGGAAGCGTCACAAGCGTCGACGGGGCAACAGTGGATGCAAACGGGTTGACACCCATTGCTGCGCCCATGCCAAACAGCGACCCAGCGGTCTGTAGGCCGGCTCCAATTGCCTTGGCCTTGTCTCCGCGCCTCGCAGCGGCCTCAAGTTCCCAACCAAGCGTGTTGGAGGAATCGCTCATAAACCTGGAAAGATTGCCCTGGTCCTGCAAATAGCGGCTGTTGAGCAGGGCGTTGCCCAGCTGAAGATCTCCAAAGCCCTGGACATTGGCCGCAAGATTAGCGTCAGAAAGAGCCCTGGCGTTGCCAGCTGCGACTCGAACGTCGGACTCGTCCTTTACGATCTTTGGAGCATCTCCCTGGGTTTTGAACTCAGCGATCGGTTGGGCGACCTGGGCGGCTGCTGAGGCTGCAGAGCGCTCTTCGACCTCGGTTGCCAGGCGTTTCTTCTGAACGTCTGCGCCTTGCTTGCCAAGGGACTCGTTGAAAAGCTGATCAGCCTCTGAGCGCAGCTTGCCCTGCCTGGCCGCCTCGGCGTTCCTTGCAGCAGACATGGCCTTCTCAGCCTGCCTTGCGCCACGTGATTGCGCATATGTGCCGGCGGCCGTCATGGCCAGGGCAACGGCTGCCATAGGGTTGCACATGCGTCAGTTAACCACCCGCGAAGCGGATGTCCTCCCTGGCTGGCCAAGGCCGAATGCGCCCAAACCGGGGGCGTTTCGATCGTAGTATCCGGCCTGGGCTGCGTTCCCAAGAAGGCCGGTTGTCGCTTGGAAAAGGTTTCCAATGGGGCTAAAGCCCATCTGCTGCTGAAGCATGTTGGCCCTGTTGAGCGCCCCGCTGGCGGCCGCCCGGGCGTCACCTGTGGCGTTCAGCTGGGCGATCAGGTCTGCGCGGTTTTCCTCCACCGCCCTTCGAGCTGCGTTCGACTGGTTGATCCCCTCGGCAGCGATGGCGGCCCTGCCCGTGTTGTATTGGCGCTGGATTTCGCCGGCGTTCCTGGCGGCCTCGCTGGACGACGTCAGACCTGACCTGGCCAGGTTATAGGCCAGGTTTTGCTCCTGCTTGTTGTATTGTTCCTCAAGCTGTGGGTTCGCAAAATCCTCGTACGCCTTTGCCCTGCTCCTGTAAAACGGCTCGTCAAAGCCATAGAAGTTTTTGTTGATCTTGTCCATGCCCTCGCGAACACGGGCCTGCCTGGCCTGTTCATCAGCCCTGGCTTGCGCCGCACCGCCGTCTCCTCCTCCGGAACACATGGTTTTGTTGGCTCAGTATTGTGGGCCTTTCGGATCCCTAGTCCAGCAGTAAAGATAAAATAGCTCGGCGTTTCTTCCGTAGTTCCTGAGCTCCGACTCTTTGTAGGCCCCAAGCGACTCCAGCCAGGCGTGCGCAACAAGATGGTCGTGCTTTGATCGGCACTGGGCCCGGTGCACGCCGACATCCTCAAGCGAAGGTATCATGACCCTTTTCACAAACCTCGTGACGCCAAGGGCTATCTCAGGCCACTTGTCAGTGGCAAACATCCAAACCTCCCACACGCCAGGCCATGCTGGCACAGCCCCGAAGGCGGCTATTGGCGTCCCGTTGTCGTTTCCGGCAACCCATCCAAAATCACCACCGGCAAGCAAACCGGCGCAAAGCTCTGCAGGATCGTCGTTCCACCTGGTGGCATAGATCTCGTCCATGTCCTGGCGGCGCATGCGCCTGGCAACCCAGTCCAGGTCGTCAGCGTTTATCTTAGCCAGCTTCATGCTTGGGCTGAAGCTCGTCGTAGTGCACTATGAAATTGGCCAACTTGCAGTAACCCGTGGCAGGCCCCACGAAGCGCATGCCAAAATGAGTTCCTATTCCGACGGCCGGGATCTGTCCCAGTGAAAAGGTCGGCTGGCTCACAGTTGCGATAAGGTCCCTGGCCGAGGGAGCCGTGTGATCAAAGCCCATGTACACCCTCCATTGGCCCTGACAAGTGAGCTCAATGGCCTTGGCCCGCTTGTAGGTGGCTGGTTTCTTGGCGTCAAGGTATGGCAGCTCAACAACGATCTCGGACGAGTCGTACTCGTTTCCTGATTCGCCGCCGTAAAGATAGATGTTGTCGCCGGACCTGACAAACACCTTGGCGCCCTGGGCGGCCATTTCGTCCACATTGAAGCCTGGCTCATAGGTGGACCAAGCGTTGATCTGTGATCCAGGAAAATAAGACAGCACGTAAATCTTGTCCGCGATCGAAAGCCAATACCGTCCGTCAATGGGCTCCACAACGGCCTTCGCAAGGTAAACGTCGTCCTCTCCGGCCTGTGACATGTCGGAGATCACGATGCTGTCGATCGGCGATCCGATATCGTTGGCGAACGCGGTATCGGTGCCCTCGCGCGCCCTGAGCGACCTGATGCCGTTGTCGGCCAGGTAAAGGACATCAAGCGCCCCCATTGACACCACGCTGTTGGGAGCCACGCATCCCGTGTTTGCCAGGACTTGCAACTGCTGGTTTTGCGCCGGGTCTGCGTCCATGAACCAAAGCTGCACATTGCGCCGGCTAAACACCGCCAGTTTGTCCTGGTAAACGCCGAATCCGGTAAGGGGTTCGCGTCCGCCAAAGTTGTTCGACATGTCGATGAATCCAGACCCAAGGTCGTAAATGTCCCATAGCGTCGCGTCGTTGAGCGACGAAAAATAGGTGGTCGACCCAACCGCAGCGTATTCCTTTGACTTGTAAGTTATGGAGAACTCGGGCGTCTTTCCGGCCACGCGAGAGGCCCCGGCAACGTATGGATCAATGGCCCCCTGCGGCGTGATGTAGAGGCTTACCGTGTCGCCAACCTGGGGAGTTCCGGTGATGATGACGGTCGTTTTCTGGGTTTGTCCGGCGAATCCGTTTTTACCGGTTATGAAATTGGCGGTGGTCGCGACGACGTTGCCAACTGTAAAGACATCAACGGAGTTCCCATTGTATGACTCGGGATCTACTGTGGGCGAAAATACGGAAACAACGGCCTCGCCGCTCAAGCTGTTGACGGCGGCGGTGAATCCATGATCAGCCGTGTGGGCGTTGATCTCTGCGACCACGGCAGCTGCCGTGGATGACTTGTCTAGCTGATAGGGTATGTAATTTTCGGTAAGGCTAACGCTGCCGTATGAAATCTGATTTATTCCATTCAAATCACCTCCCTGAAGCGTTCCAAACGTGCCTATGAACTTTCCTGGTGTGTAGGGGCTTGCGACAACGCCTGTGACGAGCTCTGAAAGCCCCATTACCCCTGTTGGGTCGGCGTCGAACTCAAAATGCACAGAATACCCGTTGGGCTCAGCACCCTCGCTTGGAGATGCGCTGATTATGATGTTTCCCTGGTCCAATCCGCCCAGGTTCGTGTTGTAGTTCCTTGCGCTGTATCCGCTGGTGGACCCGTTTGCGTTGACGACCGTTGCAATCGTTTTTGCAAACCTTGGTCCAACATTCCATGACGGATCGCCAGATATGCTGTCCCATTGAAAACCAGATCCTGGTGTGAGAGCCGTGATTTCCACCCCGTTGATGTAGATGCCAATGATGTCGGGAAGAGAGTTTGCATCTATGAACCTCAGGGACTTTCCGGCCTGCGACAGCTCAGCTGAGCCGGAAAGAAAGCCGATTTGCCCTTGTGCCGGTTGCGGTGTTACAACCGGCTTGGCCTCCTGCGTGTTAGAGATTGTTGCGACCAGCGAGCCTGTGGTTTTTGAAGTGACGGTGAACGGTTTTTCGTTCGGGCCCTCCAGGAAAATAACGTTTATGGAGCCGGTGCACGTGAAACCTGGAACGTCAAAATTGGACCGGATGTTGGCGGCCAAATCGTTCACCCCGGCCATTGATGCGGAAAATGCGCCAACAAACCAGTCTTTGATTATGGCTCCGTCCCAAAAACACATCCTGGTTCCCCCCTCGTACTCGGCGATCACAAAGGGAAGGCCGCCGTACACGGTTGACCAAACCACCTTGGTCATGGCAAGTCCGTTGGGGTGCTGTAGGCGCTGATAAGTCACGCCGGCCGGCATGACTGGGGGCGGCTGCGATCCGAACACATAAACCTTGTCCTGCGTGGTCTCCAGGCCGAAGGTGTCGGCCGGAAGCGAGGCAAACTGCGCAAACGCCTTGCGCTTCTCGATCTCTCCGCCACGGGTGATGTGCCCGTTCTTCAGGGCGGTCAGAGTTCCATCCTTGCTGTTCAGGACGTGCCGTCGGCTGTCCAGGCCGGATGAAAAGTTGTCAAGTACCAGGTATGGCATCAGAGGCGGTCGTCGCGGACGGATCTGCCCCCGATGTAGCGGAGTCGCTCGCCCTTGCTGACGCCGCCGCCGTAGATAAACCGATCCTTCTTGAGGCTGTTGCCCTTGAGCTTGTTGAACATGGCCTGGGCCTGGGCCATCTTTACGTTGGCGTCCTTGGCTCCGGACCTGGCCAGCAGCTCAGCTGCCGCGAACATGACGATGAGGTTGTCGTCAAGGAAAGCCGTGTCGCTTGGCTGAATCAGCTGGGGAAGCTTGCGGTATGCCTTGAATCGCAGCGTGTAGCTCGAGTCAGGGATCGGCCAAACCTCGAACATGTTGTTCTCGTGGTGATCCCAGCGCAGAACAGGGTCAAGACGCTCGCCCTCGTCGGAGTCGTGGGCGTTGTAATGCGAGGTTGAGATTCCGTACTCGATCGGATGCCAGATGTCACCCCACTTGACGTGGGTGTCGACAATGCGGTCAAAGTCCACGTCGTCGCCGAAGGCGTAGTAGCGCTGTCCTGCCACGAGCTGCTCGTCGCGCTGTATGGATCCAAAGTCCCAGTTATGGTCCACCCACAGCCGCTCCTGGGTGCGGCGAAGCAGGTGGTCGTGCTGGTTGGCCGTGTTGACGCCCATGGCAACGTTTGACGACGCGCCGATCTCGGCGCGAAGCATCTCGCGCAATTCGGTCAGCATCGTGTGGCGAGCCATGGTCAGTCAGCCTTTTGGCGGCGGGCAGCCTTCTCGGTTTCAACGCCGACAGACGCGAATGTGGAAGGCAAAACCGGCATGGCGCCCGGATACACCTTGTCGACGACGGGCTTGCCGTAGATCCGGCGAAGACGCTCAACTTCCTCGACGTTGGATCGGCCGGAGCGCGATGCCTCGCCGGGGTTAACCACGGCGTCGTCGCCGTGAATGTGGCGCAGGATGGCGACCTCGGGGGCCGAAACCTTGCGGGTGGTGCTGTTGCCGATGTTGCCGTTTAGGAGGATTTCTACGAGTGCGGTTTCCATGGGGCATATTAGGGCTCAACTTTGAGACCTATGCAACAAGAAAGGGGGGTGGTTCCGAAGAACCACCCCCCCTGGGTATCAGGTCAGCCTGGGATCAGACGACCGCGTCCTCGACCAGGTAGAGGCCGGAGCTGTTCAGCTTCTTGGCCGCCATGGCGCCGGTCCAGGTCATCGCCTTGTAGATGACGTACTTGTCCTCGGGACGGGCCGGGTTGTGGACCTTCTTGTCTTCGCCTTCCATGACCCAGACGCCGAGGGCTTCGGTGTCGAGGATGTAGCAGGCGTTCGACTGGTTGCCCTCTTCCTCGCCGTGTGGCAGGAGGTCGTCCAGGGTGGGGTCGTAGACGAACTCGCCGAGGCCCAGGAGCTGGGGCACGCCGATCGAGATGTCGGTCGACTTGCTGAAGCCCGACTGGGTGAAGAGACCCTTGGAGGTGATCTCCTTCTCCAGGCGCTCCAGGAAGGCCGAGCCGGCAACGATGAGGTTGGGCTTGCCGCCGTAGCGCTTGAGCTGTCGGACTTCCTTGCGGAGGCCGTCGATGATGTTGGTGGCACCGGCTTCGTAGGTGAAGGTGTCGGTGCGATTGCGCCAGGCCGCGTTGGTCGCGCGGGAGATACCACCGGTGGTGCCGGTGTTATTGGTGGCCGAGGGGCGGATGAAGGACATCAGCCCGGCAACCTGCTTGGCATCCTGGGAACCGTCCTTCCAGAGCATCTCGTTCATCGAGCGGGCCCAGCCCTCGGACATGTCGTCGAGCTTGGCCTTCAGGATGTTCGTGAGGACGGTCTGGTCGCGACCGCTGTGCTTGCTGGTGGACTCGCCGGCGAGGCTGTCGGTGACGGACAGGCCGTCGATCTTGAGCTCCGTCAGGGTGACGGTGATGCCGGCGTGGATTTCCTTCCACGGATAGGAGACCCGCTTGGTGTTCTGCGGGTTCTGGTAGGAGACCTGGTCGTCACCTTCGTACCCCACGATGGACGTGGTGTAGTCGAAGACGACAGGCATGGTGATCTCACCCTTGCCGCCGGGGAAGCTCTTCTGCTTGCGCGTGAGCGCGTTGAGAAGGGGCTTGTCCTGGATGGTCTGGGCGAAGGCGTCGGACTTGACGTGGAAGTCAAGGGCCGAGGCCACGATGTGGTCGAGCTGGGAGAACGTGCTGGGCATGTTATCTGGTTCGTTTTGGGGTTAGCTGTTGAGCCCCAGCCTTACTATGTCCTCTAGCGAGGACGGTTTGGGCCGGGTGTTCGCGGACGACAGTGAGCTGGTGGGACTCCTGAGCGATACGTTCCTCCCGGCAAACGGCCGCAGCCTCGAGTTCACATCGGCGAGCGCGCGACGTGCGAGCTCAACTGCTTCCGACGGATTCGAGGGTCGTTCCGTGACCAAGAGGGCTTTCACCCTGTCCATCACCATCTCTTGTTTCGCGGTCCAGTCCGGATCCTTGGCTTTCTCGGATGCCTCCCACGTTGCCACGGCGTCGTGCATGGCGGTCTGCCTTGCTACCAGCTCGTTTTGCTCCGCCCTTTGATGCGCCTCGGCCTGACGTGCGGCCGCGAAGTCGCGCTCCGCCTTGAGGCGGGCGAGCTCCTTGGCGCGCGTGTCGTTGATGTAGCCCTCCTCGACGTCCTTCTTGAGGTCGTCGGGGAGCACTTCGCCCACAATCGGGGCGAGCTGCTGAACGTAGACCTGCAAAGCCTTGTAAGCCTCGGCAGGGTTGGTCTTCATCATTGCCATGACGTGCATCCCGTCGGCCATCTCCTTGGCGGAGAGCCCGGCGTTCTGCATGAAGGTGGTGATCTTCTCGTATTGCTCGGCCTTGGGTTTCAGGGCGTCGCGCTCGGAGATCATCTCCTTCCATCTGGGGTGGTTGTGGAAAGGAACCTTGTCGGCCGCCTTCTGCCCGCCATCCTTCTGGGCTTGGGCGTCGTCCAGACTCCCACTCCCATCGTCGGCGCCAGCTTTGGCGGATTCCGTCTGTTCCCCCTCGGCGGACGAACCCGAGTCGGACTTGGCCTCGTACGCGGCTTTCACCACGTCCAGCAGGCTGGTCCTCTTGTTAGCGTCCTTGTCGCCCGCGGCCGACGTCTCCGCGGAATTGTTAGCGTCTTTCTCCGAAATCCCGGTGTCAGCCACATTGGCACGAGTTTCGGAAACAGGGGCCGGCGAAGGCTCCTGCTGGGTTGCGGTTTCCGCTGACGGGGCGGAAACTGGCTGTTTTAGCGTCTCTTGCACATCGGTAATGTTGCTCATGTTGGTTAAAAGATCAAGTCAAAGCGCGTTTGGGGCCGAGGGGGGGGCGTTGTATAGGTCGGCCTGCGGGACGTTGGGAACCTGTCCTCCGCCAGGTGCGCCGGGAGCTCCTGCCGCGGGCGCGACATTTCCTGCGCCCTCCTGGCCCTGGGCGTTGGGGTCCGAGGATATATTGCCGGTGGCAAGCTGCTTCTGCGCGTTCATCGCGACGATGGATGGCAGGGATGATCCGATGGCGTCCTGAAGATCCATGCCATCGTCCATGCGCTTGATGGCCTCCTTGGCCAACCAATGGGGGTCGATGCCCGGGATCTGCAGCAGGATGGGGGCAAGGCGCTCGAAGTTTGCGATCTCGGCCGCCCGGTTGGGGCGACCAGATGAGCCGGCCTCGATCTCCAGGATCAGCTCGTCGGCGATCTGCTGGGCAGAAAGCGTGGGCCACACGGCGCCCTGGCCGGCAAGCTTCTGCGCGGTCATCGGGTCCATCATGGTCAAAAGCACCTGGCCAGACGCCCTGGCGATCTCCGAAAGAAACTCGTCAAGGTCGTCCACGTTGGAGCCAAGGGCCGACATGCGGCTCGATTCAGCCACGGACACCTCGGTGGCTGTCCCGCCCCCGGTGCCCCCAAGGTTCGCCTCCTGCGAGCCGACGACACGAAGCATGTCCTCGATGAGCATGGAAGTGTCGTACAGCGAGGGGTCGATCGGGACGGGCTTGACGGCCTGCAGAACCTGGTCGACGGCCTGGCCGGCCTGGATGGCCTGCAGCTGAACGACCTCGTTGGCCTCGCGCACCTGGAGCTTTTGGATGTCCTCCGGAGACAGGGAGCCCACGGGGGTTACATAAAGCGGCCGGTTCGCGTTGCGGTGCTCGCGCAGCCGCTGGCGCGCAAGGTTGTATTCCTCCTGGATTGGACGCAGGAGCGCCACGTCGGAAGGAGGGTAGATCTCGCGGTCGTTCTCCACCTCGTTGAAGGTGAGCGTGAAGAACGGCCAGAAGCGCTTGATCTTGATCTCGGGAGCCGAAGGTTCCTGGAGGAACTCGGGGTATCCGTCGGCGACCACGTACTTGATGCCGTCGGTCTTGGAGTAGATCTCCCACACGCGGGCAAGCTCGCAGTCGCGCTTCTTCTTGTCGTCGTCCTGCCCGTAGATCTGGCCGGTCTCCTCCTGGCGGGTGTAGGCCGTGCCAAGGTCGACGCCGTAGATGTCCTTGATCTCGTCGAGCGAAAGGATGAACTCCTGGGCAACCCAGTCGGCGCCTATGAAGCCCTTGAGCTGTCGGCACCTGGGGTCGATGACGATGCTGTGGGACTGGGGGAAGTCGAACACCAGGCCCTCGTCCACGATGTAGTCCTCCTTGGACTGGAGCTCGGCCAGCAACAGACGGAGCTGCTCTGCCTTGGCGTGGTCCTGGTCGAACTTGCCGTCAACGCTGTCCGCCATCAGGCGGTTCATCATGACAAGCTGCTCGGTGATGTCGGTGATCTTCTCGACATCCTCCGGGCGCTTGCCCATGACGCGGTGAAAACCGACCTTCACGAAGCCCACGCCGGTCACGCAGACGCGCCTGACAAGCTGCTTCATGCTTTGCTTCATGTTCTGCATCTCCACGGTGTGGCGGAACACGATCTCCAGGGTCTTGGCGACCTTGTCGGCCCTGGCCCTCGCCTCAAAGCCGCGCTGCACGTCCTGGAGCATGGCGATCGACTGCGGGTTGGGGAAACCGGTCTCGCGAACGCTCAGGTCGGAGGCCGCCTGGGCCGCTTGCAGCGTACCGGGATTTCCGTCCCACAGGAGGAAGTCGATGGTTTCGCGCCGGCGGGCGATGGCCTTGGGGTTCTTTGCATACAGCGATGCCACGCGCTGCTGCACATGGCGCTGCACGATGTTCGCAACATACTTGTCGCCGTTTCCGTGGCGCCACTGCTTGCCCATGAAGAAATCCATGTCGTCGCGCATCGCCTTGTGAGCGGCCTCCCAATGCTTCTTGGCCCGCAGAACCTTGTCGGCCCATTCGCGAACCAATGACCGGCGAGACTGGGAGAGGCCTGGATTGACCTCGCGAACCATCCCTGTGCTGGGTGTGGTGTCGACTGGCATGTCCTGCGGCTGTTCTTCCATTGGCTCCATAATTGTCAGGTCCAGAACGATTTCAACCTATTTTCCCTATCTTCGCGGGCTTTGGAGGACGCCTTGATCCAAGCCAAGGTGCCGGTCTTGGGGCCCGTCTTTCTCTGGATCTCGGGATTGGCCGCAACCTGGCTGGCCAGCCCCATGCCAATGTGGGCGAGCGCGTCCACAAAGTCGTCATGCCTGGCCTGCGGGAACTTCAGCAGCTCGGACTGGGCGTCGGGCCACCAAGATGCGAAGCGAGGGAAGAAAACCTTGCCCTGGGCCATTCGCGCCCTGATCGCCTGGGCTCGAGCCTGCTTGTCCTTGACCGGCACAACCTCGTCAATAACGCAATATATCCCTCTCTCCTGCATGCGTTTACGCAAGAACGGCCCAATGGCCTTCGAGATGTGGCCGCGCTCGGCCTTCCACCAAAGCGGCTTGTGCTTTTTCATAAGGTCCAGCATCCCGTCGCAAACATGGTCGGTCCTGGCCCTCCTCCAAAAAAGGTCGGGCATTACCCAGATGTTGTCGTCCTCGTCAACCCCGACGACCATCAGGCACGTCTTGTCAGCCTCCTGGGCTGTCGAAACGGCATGGTCGGAACCAGCATAGATCCGCAGGTTGCTTGGCAGCTCGCTCGGACCGTAGGTCTTCAGCCACTCGCGCTTAACGAAATCGCCGTCGTCAGGCGTCGGGCTGCCCTGATACAGGGCCGAGAAGCCGCGGGGATTAAGCCGCTTGATCTGCTCAAGGGACTCGACCGGGAAGCGTTCCGGCCAAAGAGCCTCGCCTGGCTTGCGCTTCATCGGGTCGTCATCGACGGCGATGGCGGGCAGCGCCAGTACCTTCCAGTTCTCCGCCTCCTCTGCGTTGAAACACGGGTTCTTGGGGTCCGTGAGGCGTCCGATCAGGTCGTCCTCGTGCCAGCGGGTCATGATGATCACCACACGCCCACCTGGCATGAGGCGGGTCATTGCAACCTCGGTGAACCAAGCCCATTGCTTGTCGCGGAAGCTTTTGCTGTCAGCCTCCTCGCGGTCCTTGATCGGATCGTCGATGACGAGCAGGTCGGCGCCGCGGCCCGTCAGCGATCCGCCGGTGCCGACGAACACGGCCAGGCCGCCTTCCTCGGTCTGGATGCGATCTGCGGCGGCCGAACCGGCCTTTAGCTTGGCGCCTGGAAAAACCTGCTGGTACACAGGCATTCGCATTGTCTCTCGCACAGATCGGCCGAAGTCCTGGGCAAACTCGGCGTTGTAGGTCGCAAAGATCAGCTGGCGGTACGGATCCTTGCCCATGAACCACGCAGGAAAGCGCCTAGATGCCAGCTCAGATTTGCCGTGGCGAGGCGGCATTGTGATGATGAGCCGCGGCATCTTCCCCTTTTCCACCTCCTCTAGCGCGGCTGCGATCACATGATGGTGCTTGGCCGGCTTGTACCTGGAGGCCGTGTGGTCGTCGGGTGTCTCGGGATCAGGAAGCGTGAACTGGGCAAAGTCTATCAGGCTGTCCTTGGCCTTCCTGAGCCTCAAAAGGCGCTCGGCAGCCCTGAGCTGGTCCCTCAGGTCGGCGTCGTCGCTCACGGGGATGACTCAAGCGTTGCCGCCACAAGGTAGACCTGGCCGTTTGTGGCCGTGAAACGCAGGAACTGCCCGACAGCGGGAATGTCGACGAACTCCGGGGCTCCGACATGGGGCTGGTCCGCGTTGTGCTTGGAGATTGCGTCGACGATCTGACGAACCGAGGCCAGCGGGTTCTGGGCGCTGGGGAGAAGGTGAAGCTGCTGGTTGTACGCCAACGGATTTGGGAATGTGCCGCCCAGCGGGTCGGCAGCGTATCCGTCGCCAAGCGTTCCGGCCCAACCGATGGAGGCAGAAAGGTTGTCCATTCGGCTCCAGATCTCGGGCATGGGCCCCGATCCCATCCATGTGGCGTAATCGTACAGCGAACCGGTAAGCACAGCAGCCCTGAACCGCCTGGCCGCGAAACTCCCGATCGGACCCAGCCAGTTGTCGGCCTGGTCGGAATATTGTCCAGGCTGGGGACTGTTCAAAACGTGATCCACAACCGGGAAGACTGGATATTCAACGCCAAACGACAGCACGTTTTCCCCGTCAAGATCTGAATAAAAAGACGAAAGCTGCAGGTTTTGCCTGGCTTCAGCCTTGTCTGGGACGCTGGCCAGGTTGTCCGCATATGTCTTTTCAGCGGCGGCAGCAGCGGCCTCGTCGGTGATTGCCTGCAGGCTCGAAGACAGCGCCTCGGCCCTGATCAGCCCGTCATCGCGCTGGATCTCGGAAAGCCTGGACTGGGTCTGGTCAAGAGACTCCTTCACCTCATCAAGCTCAAGGTCGATCTTGTCGCCTTGGTGGGGCTCAGTTGGGTGCGAAAGGCTCCAGCTGGTGAAGCTGAACTGCCGCTGGTAGGGATCGGGAGGCTGGCTCATTCGGCTGGTTCCTCCATGTAAGCGATGGACATAAGGTATTCGTCTGTCATCTGCGCGTTGCCGATAACCTTGCGACCGTCCTCGCAAACGAGCTCGCGCCCGTCCCGTGATCGGGTCCACTTTTTTCCGTCAGGTCCTGTGATGGGTTCGCTCATGTCAAAGTGTGGTGATCACAATCACCATGCCGTTGGCCCCATTGCCGCCGACTCCAGACAGGAAGCCAGCGTCGGAAGCACCCCCGCCACCACCGCCGCCGCCAGGCCAGCCGCCATTTCCTCCGGCCTTGCCGAGCTGACCGGTGATGTAGGCGCCGCCACCGCCGCCGGTGCCGCCGGCGAACTTTGTGTCCTGGTCCGACCCATTGGTGGCCGCAACGCCGCCGGTCGTGCCGCCGGCTCCGCCAGCCAGGGCGTTGTTGTAGGCAAAAGGTGATCCAGTTGCTGCCAAGCGTGAACCTCCCGCGCCGCCGGCAGCCGCAGTCGTTGAGCTTGCGGCCGCACCGCCACCACCCCCGCCGCCGGTGGGTAGAAGATAGCCTGTCGAAATGCCGGTTGGGGTTGTGCCCGTGGTTGTGGTGCCAGCTCCGGACGCGCCGGAGATCACACCCACCTGGGTGAACACGGCACCTGTTCCGGATGTGTTGGATCCTGTACCGGTGGACCCAAGGCCATGCCGGACATTGAAGCCGCCAAATGTGGTGACGCCACCATTGCCGGCCGGGTTAGCCAAACCGGAGCTGGCTGCGCCGCCTGCGCCGCCGGCGCCAATCTGGACGGTTACGGAGTTGGGAAGGCCGTCGGCAAGCTCAAGGAACGTGGATGACGCGCCGGCACCGCCGCCACCGCCGCCGGACCGGGCAGAGGTTGTGGCCGCCGACACGCCAGACCCGCCACCGCCACCAGCGCCGACCATCTTGATCGTGACTGTCTTTGCGCCAAGAGGCTTGTTCCAGGTGAACGTGCCGCTCGACGTGGGCCCGCCGAAGATCTGGATGTCAACACCACCGCTTCCGCCAGCCGCCACAACTGAATCAAGGCCGTCACGAAGGCCCTTGGGCGTGACGGCAAGCGTCTCGCTCGTGCCGGCAAGCGCCTCGGCCGACGTCGCCAGCTCGACAATGCCCTTGACCGTGGTGGAGGCGTCGGCAACTGAAAATCCAGAAAGTGCGCTTTGCACAAACGCCGTCGTTGCGATCTGCGTAGTGTTGGTCGCGGCTGCCGCGGTCGGCGCCGTCGGAACGCCGCCTAGGGCTGGTGAAACCAGTGGGGCGTAGCCTGAAAGATTAGCCGCGGTCGCCTGCGTTGTGCCATCCGGGAAGCGCACACCATAGCTCGGGTTCAAGCCAACCGAGGGTTGTCCAGCCGTGTCCCAAAACTCAAGGCCGCTCAATGGACCAAGCGAGTATGAGTTGTAAAAAGGACCGCCAGGAAGCGCCTGGCTGTCTATCCTGATGCCATAAAGGTCCTGCGAGATTTGCCCGACGGTGTAGTTGGCTGAAACGTTGAAGAACGAAACACCGCTGTCCTTGACCAAAAGGCCTCCGGAAAGGGTGCCACCGGAAAGGAAGTTGAACGAGCCACCGTCAACAGTGCCAACGGTAAGACCCTGGAACTGCACGTCATTGTACGTGTTCAGGCTTTGGTCATAGGAAGCGCCCGCGGCCGCCGTGGTCATCGAGCTCCCATCCGGGAACATAAGGCCGGACGCCGTAACCCTCATCGGCGCCGGGGACAGCGCGGAGTCGGACACCGTCAGGCCAGCGATCTCAAGGCGCGAAACCTGGGTGCCGGACGTGGCTGTGAAACCAAGGAAGGAATCAATTCCGTATCCACCGACAGTCACGCCTGCAAACGACACTGAACTCGTTGTGTCTAGCGATTGATTAAACGGGTTCCTGTCGACCCACATGCCGTAAAGACCGTCAAAGCCGATTACCTTGTCGACATCAGGTGACCCACCAACCGCGAGCCCTCCGGTCTGTCCTCCGGACATGCCCATCTTGGACGCCATCTCGTTGGCGAAATCGAAGATGTCGGAAGCCGCGTGGGCATGGGTTGAGGCCGCAAACGCCGAACTGTCCTGGGTTGCCGCTGACCCAAGACCCATGTTTGACCTGGCTACGGATTGCGACGCACCGCCAAGGCCCTGCGCGATGTCATGCCTGACGACACCGATGGTCTGGTTCTTCCAGAGATTTCCATCCCTAACCAAAAACTGACCGGTTGCCGGAGAGGCGATCAGAACGTCGTGCAGCTCGTCGAGCTCGTATCCGTTGGCGATCCTGACCAAAACCTCGCCCTGGGTCTGGTGCACGCGCACAACGTAGCCCACAAGGACGGCGTGGTTGGGAGCCGTCGGCTTTGTCTGCGTAAAACCGCCGGGCGTTGTCGGCGACAGCCAGATCGCCGATCCAGCCGTGTAGCCGAGCGTGTCCAGGCCCTTGAGCAATCCGGACGTCACAACATAGCCGTTGTTGTTGTCGGCGATGTTCGCCGCGATCACGCCAAAGGTCTTGCTGCTCGTGGCCTCGGTGTTCGCCTGCGACTTGACGGCCAACGGCTTGTTGCCGCTGACGCCATTTAGGTAAACCACAGTCCCTTTGTCCAGGACTGCGCCGGTCTCGTTGCGGACTGACTCTTGCAGAACGGTCGCAAAATTGTCCTGCGCAATCCACGCCGTGCCGTCGAAGCCAAGGATTTGATCGGCGACAGGCGCCACCGCTGGCTGCGGGATGTATGCGCCAGGGTTGAAGCTATCAACGGCGTCCTGGGCCGCTTGCGCTGCAGCCTGGGCGGCAAGCTCGTGGTCGCCGGCAAGCTCGGCGCTGGCCGCCGCAAGCTGCGCCTGCTCCTGCGCGCTTTGGGCGTGAGCCTGCGCGTTGATCTCGCTTTGGTCGGCAGAAGATGCCGAGGTTGCCGCGTTCTGCGCGTAGGAACCGGCAAGCGCCGCCTGGTCCGCCGCCTGGTCGAGCGTGTTGGTGGCCTCAATGTAAAGCTCGCTGATCTCCTGCGGCAGCTGCTCGGCCGTTTGCTCGACGTAATCCTTGGCTGCCTGGGCGGCCGCGTTGGCGGCAACCGCCTCGTTCTTCGCCTGCTGTGCCAAGGCGATCTGCTGCTCGATGTCGTTGCCGGGCCAGGCCTCGGTGCGAAGCTTCCCATCGTCACGCTGGATCTCGTTGAGCCTGGAGATCGTCTGATTGATGCTTGCCTGCGCCTCGTTTAGCTCAAGGTCGATTTGCTGCCCGGGCTGCTGGGCGTCGGGCTGGGTCTGGCTAAAGCTCGTGAAATCGAACTGCCGCTCGTAGTTATCCGGAGGTTGACTGGGCACGATGACATGTTGGAGCCAATCAAGCCGGATGCAAGAGAACAACGTGTAGGAGAAAGTTTTTCAGCTCCGCGGATTTTCTCGAGCGGGCCGAGATAAAAATAATCTCCCGGAATTGGGGGGGTGGGGCGGGGTCGGGGTCGAGAGCGCCGGAAACGGGGGAAGCTCGCCCCGTTTAGCGCCTCGCCTTTCGCAACCTGGAGCGTCGCGGCGCTTGCGCCTTGCTAGGGCGCAATCCGGGCAGCGGGCATGCGCCACGCCTCCGGCGGGAAGGGCATGAATGCAGGGAAGGGCGAGCCCGCGGGGGAGATCTCCTGCCCCGCCCTGCCCCGTCCCCTAGGCGCGCACCGGCGAGCCCCTCGCGCGCGAGGCGACGCGCTGCAGCGGGCGGGCATGCGCCCCAGGGATTAAAGCGCCGGAGCCGTTGCAAGGTTTGCCCTTGCAATGCCCGCGGGCGCTTGCACGCTGGAAATGCCATGAAAAACAAACGCAATGCAACACCCCCCGCCGTCCTCACCCTGCTGCGCGAGCTCGCCGCCGCGGAAGACAAAGCCGGGTTCACAAAAAACGCCGCTGACCTGCGCGCCGTCGCGGCGCTTGTCTCCGCTTGGGACGCGGAGAGCCAAGGCGCTTTCAATGTTCCCGAGTGGAGCAATTGGGAAGACGAGCGCGGGCGCTTTTGGCCGCTTGGCGCTGTCGCGGTCAATTATGCCGCATGGAGCCGGGAAGAGGACGCCGACTGCAGCCAGGACGGGAAAGAGCAATTGGCTGACCTCGCTGACAGCATGCGCCGCACGCTGAACGCGCTCGACCGCCTCGCCCCGCGCCTCGCGCGCCGCGCCCCCTCCACCCGCTAAACCTTCCCCACATGAAAAACAAAATGCCCATTGAGCACGCGCGGCGCATGCTCTCCGACTGTCTCGAAAAGGGTTGCCTTGGCAAAGGCGACGCGGAGGCGCTGCGCGCCTTGCTCGCCGCCCTGGAGGAAGAGCTCAAGCGCTTTGACCTCCTGCGCCGCGCCGCGCTTTCCCTTGCGGGGGACGCTTGCGGCCTTGCCGCGGAGGTCGAGAGCATGGACGAAGCCGGGGTTTTCGGAGATTGCGACGCGGACGGCGACGCGGAGAGCGGGGAGCGCCGCAGCGCCTTGCTCGCCCTTTGCGACTCCATCGCCCTTGAGGCGGGCAAGGTGGACACTTACGCGGAAAGGGGGGACGCATGAGCACGCAGCGCACCCGCGAGGCGCTCGCCCTCGCCCGCCTGCTAGCCCGCCTAGCGTGGCGGCGGCAGGCCTTCGCCCTGTCCGCGCTGCTGTCGGCCTGCGCCGTCGCCGCCGGTGTCCTCGCCTTGCTGCAGGCGCTGGACGGCCTGGGCAGCGCGGCGGCCTGCAGCGCCGCGGCTGCAATCCTTTGCGCCGCTGCGGCGGCTGCCCTGGGGGTGCGGTCATGAGCGCCCTTGATGCCCTGCCCCCCGCCCTCCGCGCGCAATGCCCGCGGGGGCTCCCGGGGGAATTGCGGGAGCAATGGGCAAGCCTGCAGGCGGAGCGCCTGCGGGCGCTGCGCGAGCGGCGGAGCGTGCTTCCCGTGGCGGCGGAGCTCCGGGACTTTCACGCTTACATTTCCCGCATTGATTGGGAAGGGGAATGGGAAGACGGCTTTCGCGGCGACAGGGAGCCGGGGGAGGGCATGCGCTACCCCTAGCCCCAGGAGGGCAGGGGCTGGGGTTTGTGATCATCCAGCCCCCGCCCCGCAGGCTACCGCAACAGCGCCCCCCGCGGGCGCTTTTTTGCGCCCTTAAAAAACCCTTGCAACGCTCCGGCTACGGCCTTTGCTGCTGTTGCCATGCAACACCCTACCGCCCCCGCCCTGCCCGCCGTCCCCTCCCTGGGGGCTGCTGTTACTGTCCGTTTCCGTCCCCCCACAAATCACCGCGGCGCGCGCTGGAGCGCTACCCTGCGCCGCAACAGCAAGCTGACGCTGCGCGCTTCCGTTCCGTTTAATTACGGCGACAGCGCGAGCAACGGAGCCGACGAAGCCGCGCGCGCCTGCCTCGAGCGCTTTGCCGCTTTTTGCAATTCCGGACACTTCGCGCCTTCCGTCCCCGTTGCGTTTGAGCCCCGCGGGCGCTGCTCCATTGATGCGGAC